CGGGAGCCGACCTGCAAAGCGCTGGGACGACCCTCTTGAATTACCTGGACACCAACGGTGTGCCTCCGGAGACGACGACCGATTCGAATGTGGCAGCCTTTCAGAGCGCCTGGAATGCCGATCCGGCCAATGCAACCGACCAGCTGGTGGTCGACTCCGAGTACGGGCCCCTGACGTTTGGGGCACTCTCCGCGATCGTCGGTGACGTCGCGCCGCCGGTGAACTACGGGGGTACGCCCACGGCGCCAACGCCCGGCGGCCAACCCGTCGTCTACTCGAATGGCGTCGGCGCGCTACCGTACATCATCGGTGCGGTGGTCGTCGCCGGGGCGCTTGCAGCGTACACCTACTCGCGCAAGGGCCGGCTCAGGAGAAGGAAGCGCTGATGGCGATCACCGACACGCAACTTCAAAACGACGCTATCGCGCTTCTGACGGATCTGAAGAGCAACGGGTGCCAGCAGAGCGCCGATGCAGACGTGTCGACATTTCAGCAGTCCTACAACAACAGCATGGGCGCTGGGTCGCTCGTCGTCGATGGCCTGTACGGTGCCAACTCCGAAAACGCGCTTCAGAACGTCATCAACAACAACGGCTCCAACAGCTCGTTGGCTGACGAATCGGCCCCTGCGGGCTGCGTCGCAGCGGGCTCCGGCGGCGCGTCGAGTACGCCAGGCACCTACCAGCCAGGTGTCGTGCTCTCCACAGGGACCAACTATCTGCCCTACATCGTCGGCGCCGTCGTCGTGGCCGGCGCGCTGGCAGCCTACACGTACAGCAAGCACGGCGGCTTCCGCCGTCGAAAGCGGAGCCGGAGATAGTCATGGACGTTCGAAGACCGCTGCAGACCTCTCCTCTTGGGGTTCCCGACGTCGAGTTTGCCGTTGCGCGCGCGCAGGCTGCCAATATCAGCCCAGCGTCCGGCTGGCTTACGGTCTTGCCACTGACGATCACGGCGCTCAACCCTGTCTACCAGGTCGCTGCGACCATCACGCTTACCGCAAAGCGAACCGGCAATTTTCGCGGTCGCTTCACGGGCTACATCAGCAACACCGACTCGGGCAACCACTCACTCTTCGACGGCATGAGCACGGGCGCCGGCAACCTGACGCCGCTCTACGCGCAGTCGCCGCTCATCATCGCGCCGAGCGGCGAAGGCAACATGGCCACCGCCGCGCTCATCGTGGACTTTCCGTCGCTCGGCTTCACCACGGCGCTTGGAGTTACCACGATCTTCAACTTGCTGGTCGGTTGCGACTCGGCAAGCCACTTGCTGATCCTGACGCGCGCCTGCCAGTTCGAAGTTCAAGAATACTGACCGCGGTTCCGCGGTTCTCGCGGAAAGATTTTTCAAAAACCAACCCCTCCGAGAGAACCACACCATGAACGCCTTGATGCCTCAGCCTCCCGCCGCCAACGTCGCCGACTTCGCCCAGGCGATGGCCCTTGGCGCTGCCAGCCGCCAGGCCACCGACAACCGCGCGGCGATCGTCTTCGGCGCCCAGGCGACGGCTGTCGCACCGGCCAACGTTGCAGCTCCGACCAACTTCAACATCGCTGCCATTGCGCTGACGCCGCGTGTGAGCGGCCGTTTCCAGTACGACTTCACGCTCGTCTACACCGACAGTGCAGCGGACACGGTGACGGGCGGCATCGGGCTCATCACGCCGTACACGAGCGTCTCTGGCGGCACTCTGCTCAACAAGATCTACTGGGAGAGCTCGCCCATCACGATCACTGGGGGAACCATCCTGGCAGCCCCGGGGATCTACGCCGCGACATTCGCAACGGGCAACCTGCAGCAGACGATGGCCGTGGGCGGAATCACCCCCACGGCGCCCCTTGGCGTTCCCCTTCTCATCGTCCTGCAGGTGACCGCAGCGCACAACCTCTCTGGGATGTCGCTCGTCGCCAGCGCCTTCGAGCTTCCGTAAGCGTCGTGAAGAGCGCGACCGAAGAGCTGCTGGTCGCAGGGGGCATCGGTGCGGTGCTCGGCGCGCTCGGCGTCTACCTGTGGAGCCGGCAGCAAGCCGCATCTGCATCGCCGGGGGCCGTCCCGGCGGGCACCCCACTGGCTCAGGGAGTCGCCCTCATGAACGGTGGCCTGACCGTCACCCTGCAGCCGGGCATCTCCACGGTCTCGCAAGCCCTCGACGTCAACACGATTGTGATGGTCTATCTGCCCACTGGCGGCGCTCGTGCCGCCCAATGGGTCTCGCTCGACGGCGCAGGTATCACAGACAAGACCAGCCCCCAAGCGTTCGTCTTCAATGGGCCCATCAGCCACACGTACGTCTGGACCGACCCCACGGGGGCGACGCAGACGACGACGTTCTACCTGACGGTGGCGCAGACGGTGCCGACCGTCACGACGTAGCGCAGCGCTGGTGATCGCAGCCACGGCAGATGGTGCGCTGCTTGCCATTGTAGGTTGTGCAGCGGCAGCATCCCCATCCTTCCGCAAGATAGGGCGACTCCTCGATCGCTTCGCATGACACGAAGTGCGTGTGCGGATCGCTGCGGCGGCATTCGATCGGACAACCGGGCTTCATAGCTTGAAGAGCTCGAACGCCACGATATCGCCGCCCTCATCGACGGCGACCGTCGTGACGCTGCGCGTGCGCGGCTCCATCTCCTTGCGGTAGGCAGGGCACTCGGGAATGCGGTGGGCGACCCGGCGATCGTCTGGGTAGTAGAACATGGTGGCGCCGCAGTGCGCGCAGCACCCTTCGATGGCAGGACAGGTGCTCACGTTTCAGGGGTCGCGCGCATCCGCTCGACCTCCTCGGAGGCGGCGAGTAGGGCATGGGCCATCGCCCGCGCCTCGATGGGTGTCAACGCGATGGTGCCGGTCTCCGGGGAGAGCTCGACGCCTCCTCGAGACGCCCACACACCGATACGATAATGCCCAGCGCTCTCGTACGGCGGAAAGACGCCGATGGCCGTGCTCACTCGGCTGCCGTCTCGGATGACTCCTCTTCCTCTTCGGCCGCGACGGTCGGTCCTGACGGGGGCGCCTCGACAGCTTTCGGCTTCGACGCCTTTCGCTTGGCAGGCTTCTTCTTGGAAGCCTTGAGCGGCTTTTTCTTGGAGGCCTTCGGCTTCGAGGTCTTCTTCGCCTTGGCGACCTTGGGGGCCTTCGCCTTCTTCGCTGCCTTGGCCTTCGCCTTCTTCGGCTTCGCTGCCTTGGCCGGCTTGACGGCTTTCAACTTCGCAGCCGGTGCCGGTGCGAGAGGCTTGCCGGCGAATGCCGCGATCTTCTCGAGCACGTGGTGCTGGCACTTCATTCCCCCCAGGTAGCGCGTCAGCGTCGAGTGGGTGATGCCGATGCGATTGGCCGTCACGTAGAGGTTGTGCGCGTCGACACTCGCGCGAACGGCGCGGTTGATTTGAAGGTCGGTCATGGTTCTCAGCTCTTTTTTGGGGGCGGCGAGTTGGTGTTGAAGTTAGAGGCGTTTTGAAGTTGACGCAAGGTGAATCTGTAGCTATCGGTGGTGGATGCCGCCGTTTGACTGGGATGGGCTCGGCCGCCGAATCGCCGTTGTGGCCGTGCAGATCGGCCAGAGGCTCGTCGAGCACGGCGAGGACGCCATCAAACGTGGGGTGGAGCATGGGGTTGACGCGGCGCTCGAGGATGTCGATCGGGCGCTGGCTGAGGGGCGACGAAGGGTGAAGCAGGCGCGCGGGAAGATTCCGAAGCCCCCTGCAGGCAAGGAGCCGCAGGTCGAGGTCATCGAAGGGAAATTCGAGGACGAAGACGATGCATAGCTTCCTCCTCGGTCTCGCCTGGATCGCTACGGCGAGCGGGGCCGGCTGCTTTATCTACTCGCTCCTGAGAGGCTTGTGATGCACGCGTGGATCCTCTGTGGCCTTCTGTATTTGCTCGGCGCTGCGCTCATGATCGACAACATCCGTGCACAACCTCACGAAGGCCATCCGTACCGCGGCTACGGGTTCGTCCTCCTAGCGATGGTGATCTTTTGGCCGTTCACGGTTGTCTTCGGTCTTGTGTTGAGCAAGGCATGATCCCCGCGATCTTTCTTCATGCCGCACGTGTCACCGCGTTGCGTGCTATCGCCTTCACCGTTTGGACAGGCATGGGATTCAACCCCCACGCGGCGGATGGTGATGCGATCGCGAGCGCCATCGCGGAAAACGTGTTGGCCATGCCGAGCGCTGCGATCTGGGGCCCTGAGAAGACCGCCGCGGTGATGGCCCAGTTCTCGGCCGAAGAGTCTGGGAACAACCTGGAGGCGATCTCCTACTGGGATTATCCGGCGCGCGGCGCGTGGCAGCAGATTGGCGGTGCCGGCAAAGGTTCCGCCGACCAACAGGCGCAGGGGTGGCTCCGCCTCTTGGAGCTCGGATCCACGATATGTCCGGCCTTTCCACTGGCGCCTCTCTGCGGCGGATGCACCCGCGCCTGGCGCATGGCCAACCGACGAACTCACATGGCGTGGCGTCTCACAGGTTTGGAGCCATGGCCGGGCGAATAGTTCAACGAGGCAAGATGTACCGAACGATCATCTTCTGCGACGTGTGTGAAAAAGAAATGGCTCGCGGCGAGCTGGAACCGTATCCAAAAGCGACCGAAACAAGCTTTGTGGCAACGCCAATCGACGGCTTCTCGTTCGGCTGCAGCCTCGCAGTAGGCAACATCGAGATCTACGATGTCGTTCGCCTGCACGCCTGCTCAAAGGTCTGTGCAAAGGGTCTCCTCTCCAAGTTGGAGATTGCCATCACGAAGTCGACCGCACGAGAGACGTCAAAATGACCGATCGAAAAATTGAAGTGGAACACTGGGAGTGCTTCGAGTGCGAGCAGCCCATCGAGGTCCAGATCCTCACGCACCCCGACGATGAGGCACCGAATCTCTACTGCGTCCCAGCAGGCTGCTTCATCACGACGATCATCGACGATGATGAAGACGGCGAAGACGAAGAGGAGTTCATCGTCATGTGCAACGCCAAGTGCGCACGCAAGATGCTGGCAGACTACGACACGCCGCCCGATCGCGAGACGGACCCCGAGGGCTTGCCGTAGTGAGGGACGCGCCGCTTTGGCTGCTCGGCTTCTTCATCATGGGCGCCATCGTTGGTTCGCTGATCACGGCCATCGCACTGGCCCCGTAGGAGACTCGTCATGAACGTCGAGACGTTGAAGAAGTTTTTCGAAAAGGGCCGGCCCATCCAAGACTTCGTGGCGATCAAGCGGGTCGCTGCGGAGAAGCAGACGCGCGGCGGCCTCTACATCCCAGAGTCTGCGCAAGACAACCGGCGGGCCTTCGAAGGCATCGTCGTCGCCGTGGGGCCTGGACGCTTCGACGGTCAGGGAGTGAGAAAGCCGGCGCCGGATTTCAAGAAAGGCGATCACGTCTTCTTCGGGCGCTACGCCGGAGCGGAGAGCGCACTGATGGATGAAGACTTCTGGTTGGTGCGCGGCAACGAGATAGACGCTGTCTTAGAGCCGTGAGACCGGTTCTTGGCGATCTCTCTGCCGTCATCTTCGTCGGCAGCGCCGCTGTGTGCGCCGAGTCGATCATCTCGGGGGAATACTGGCAGGGCTGGATTTCGGCGGTCGTGTTCGTCGTGTGGAACGCAGTTCTGGAAGGCAAGCGGCCGAAGGGCTAGTCTTTCAACATGCCGACCGTAGCGCCCTGCTCTGATGCGGTGGGCTTCGACTGCTCCGCCAAACTTACGAGCCAGACGGCGAAGCAGCTCGCGGCGATGGGCTTTCGTTTTGCTGTCCGGTATGTCGGGCTCTCCCAGCCGAACGCTGCCGACATCGACAGCATCGAGATGGGGATCATCCTCGAGGACATCGGCGCGCTCTGGCTCGTGCAGCATCCGCTCAACCCCGGGTGGTCCCCCAGCGGCCAGCTCGGCCAGGCGCACGGTACGGCAGCGGCACGTAATGCAAAGGCGGCAGGCTACCTCCCCGCGGCGAATCTCTGGCAAGACCTCGAAGGGGTTTCTTCAACTTCAAAACCGCAGGACGTGATCGACTACTGCAACGAGTGGGGCAACGCGGTGATCGCTGCAGGGTTCCTCCACGGGCTCTACGTGGGCTATGACGCCATACTTTCTGCGCAGGAGCTCTACGCTCTGCCGACCGTGCGGAGCTACTGGAGCGACTTCGGCAACCGCTCGGTGGCCATTCGAGGATTCGCGATGAAGCAGCTCACTAACGACACGGTGATCCCCGATCTGCCGTTCCCAATCGATCTCGACTTAGTCCACGCAGACATGCTTGGCGCGCGGCCCACGTGGATGATGGCAGACGGGATAGCCGTGTGAGCCGCATGGGCCTCATGTTCCTCGGCAAGGCGCTCTGGGCCCTCCTCCGCTCTGCACATCAAGGGACCGTCAGCGTGTGCTTGGACTGCCTTCGGTCGTCTGACGATCCGGCAACGCCGAGTTTCGCGATCGATACACGGTGCAGGCGCTGCGGCGAACCGCTTACCAGTCTCTCCGGTTTCGAAGTTAGAGAATCGTTGTGAAGCCCACCGGCGATACTGAGGTCGGCTACGCGCAAACCGACGGCATCGGTCGCAACATCCTCGAAGCGCGCCTGCGGGAAGCGTCTAAGGAGTTGATCACGCTTTTTCAAAACCTTACGTCGGTCCAAACGCGATGCAGCGAATTGTTACTTGAAAAACGAGAGCTCGCCCTGGCGCTTCGTCTCCTTGCAGACCTGCGCGTGCTCGAGTGCTCCGTCTCTGAGCCTGCGTGTGGGACGTGCGTGCGGTGCCGGGCGAAGGCGCTCACTGGGCCGTGAGGACGACATGCCTAATATAATGAAGATTGCGATCGAGAATCACTTCCAAGAGCTTGTCATGGCCGATCCTGAATTGGCGCGTCTGATGGAAATCGTTCGTAGGCGCCTGCGCGACGACTTCTACCCGGAGTGGTTTGTGGAGGCATGTTTTCAACATTGGTGGGGCACAACTCCGGCGGAACTATGGGCGTTTAGCCAGCTCTGGATGTGGCGCGTTGCCGGCGAGCTATGCATATGCCGTGTCAGTGTGTGGAGCGAGCCTGGGCCTGATCACGACAAGGTAGGCAACCAGCAGAAGCTAACCACCGGTTTGCCACAAGACTTCTTAGCTGAAGTTAGAAACGGCCCAGGAGGTGGAAACGACGGAGAGTTCGTGTGGAACAGAGAGCTTCAACTTACCCGCACGACGCTCCAGCCCGATGAATCAGACAAGGTCGAGTTATGGCCGTACGCAATAGGGTGGAGCCCGCTCGAGATAGGCTACACAAAGGTCGAGCGGACACTTCTCCATCTCTATCAAGAGGGCACTGTCGCTCGATGGCCTTACGGGTCGAAACAGGTGGTGCTCATGGCCATGCATCCGAGCTACAAAGGCTCGGAGAGGCTCAACAATATGTGGTCGGCTACCGCGCATGGGCCGTAGTCGAAAGGTGTCCCCAGGAGACCCAAAGGTAGCCGTTGCCTACCTGCGTGTCTCGACCGACGAGCAACAGCTAGGACCGGAAGCGCAGCGCGCAGCAATCGAAGGGTGGGCAGCGCGCGACGGTGTTCGTATCGCATCGTGGCACCTCGACCAGGGGATCTCCGGTGCAGCAGAGATTGATCAGCGACCGGCCCTGGTCGCTGCGCTAATTGCAGTCGAAGTGCATCATGCGGGGTTTTTGGTAACCTCCAAACGTGATCGGCTCGCGCGCGACGTAGCGATCTGTGCCCTTATCGAGCGACAACTTCGAAAGGTTGGGGCCAACTCAATCTCAGCGGACGGGATTGCCAATGGCGTAGATCCAATGAGCGATCTTACACGTTCGATGTTCGATGCCCTCGGCGCGTTTGAAAGAGCACAGATTATCGCGCGGACGCGTGCCGCCATGGGGGTCAAGCGCTCCCGTGGAGAATTTCTTGGGCAAGCACCTTATGGCTTCCGTGTAGGGCCTGACGGCAAGAAGCTCATCATCGACGCGCACGAGCAAGCATGCATCGTTGAGACCATTCGTCTCTACACGTCTGGACTTTCTCAGGAAAAGATCGCGGCGTTACTCTGGCCGCACTACAAGAGTCGGCGCGGTAAACCGTTAGGGCAAGCGCAGGTGCACCGCATCTTGAAGGGAGCTGGAATGCTAAAGTCTTTGACCGCATCGATCGGTGAGCTCGCCAAAAAGAAAAACGGCGCCACCGTCGCGACCTCTCCGGGGGGGCAGAGAGGGAAGGCAACGGAGGCGCCGGAAGAGAGAGTAGCTCTTCAAGTTGAAGATGCAAGCGCTATCGCCAGCATCACGGAGCATCCAGTGACCGGTCAACGGTTGGTCAACCGGCGGACCGTGCAGCGACCGGACTACCTGCGGCACGGTCGCCCGCTCGACCTCGCTTGGGTGAGAGGCCAGGTGAAGACGCTGCAGGGCATGAAGATCCCCGCCGAGCGGATCGCCAGTGCGCTCGTCAAGACGGGAGTTAGGCGGGGCGACGGGAGCGACGTCGAGGCGGGGGACGTTGCGCGGTGGACGGCCAGCTAGGAGTCGAAGCCGAAGACGAAGCGGACCTTGCTCGGCTCACCAAGAGCTCGACACGCTTCCAAGAACTGAAACCAGGCCTCGCCTGCGCTCTTGCGGTAGGTCTCCTCCCATTGAACCGTTGTGTAGTAGGAGAAACCGTCCTCACCCCGCGTGTCGAATGGGCCTTTCGGGCCGATCGTCTTGATCACTCCTCCACGAATGAGCTGATCCATTTCGACTTGACTCACGTTCTTGACACCTTGGCCCCACACGCCATCGCTGTACCTCTTTGGGGGCCTCTTGCGCCCTGTTTCCACCCAAGCAGAATACTCCGCAGCGCTGACGACCCCACGCTGTTGCGTCACACGCGTGTAGTCATATTCGAGTGCCTCCGCGAGTGTGCAGTGCGAGAACGAGTGATCGCCAAGATTGACGAACCGCGGGTCTTCGTACTCGATCTCTTCGCCCGAGTCGCGAATGGACGTATCGATAGGCAGACCACGTGGCTCGGCGAGCGGAACAAACCCGTCGCCGGTATCGACGCCCCCGTTGCGCACATCGGCGAGCATAGCGAACAAGTTGTAGTTTCTACGATCGTAGCCTCGAAGCTCGTCTATTTTTCCTGAGCCCTTGCAGCCAAAGCACTCTGTCTTCGGACTACGATCAGTCGCTGGATAGTATCGTGCGCCACGGCACCAATGACAGGGCCATGGGGGCGCTTTGACTTGGCTCCAAGAGCCGTTGGCGTTCTGGCGCTCCATGTAAAGATGAATGTCCGTTCCCATCAGTCTTTTCTCCTTTTTGAAGTTTTCACATGTATACGCGATAGCCGCTTGCGTCTTCGCGATGCTCCACCTCTCATCGCCGCGCGCCTTGCTTCCAAATAGGCACCTGTAGTACCAGCCGCATGCGGTCTTAGGCCTTGGCGCTCCGCCGCAGCTCGCATGGATGTGCCTCATCGTTTCCGCCTTGCGTCTTCAAACGACGGCCGACATGCGGCCCGCAGCTCTTCGATGCTCTGGCCCCCATCGAGCGTCGCCCGCAGGTCGATCGGAAGCATCGGTCGATCGCGACGCGTGGCGATTGGCCGATGGGCCCATCGGGCAGCGAGCCAGCCGAGCGCGAAGCAGAGCAGGAGCCAGCCGCACCACGCGGCGAGCGTTAGGGTGACGCTCATGGCCTGCTCGCAGGCTTGGCCGGGGGAAGGACCGTCACCACGTAGCCCTCGCTGCGGTAGAGCTGTGCCATCGCGGACGCGGCGAGGGTCCCGAGGCATTCGAAGCGGTGGACCGTGAAGGGCTTGCAGCAAAGCAGGAGGTACACAGCTAGCCTTCGACTTTCTCGACAGAGATGATCCTACGCTTGGTGCTTGCGCATGACACCGTGGCAAGCGTCGAGAGCGTCTTGCGCAAGCCATCGGCGTTGGCGCTCTACAACATCGGTAGATGACTTGAAGTTTCATGGGCTAGTTCATCGCCTCCAGCGCTCGCCATTCGTCGATCAGCGTCACCAGCGACGCGGCGAGGATGATGTAGTGCGCCTCGCAGTGCAGGCGCCGGGTGCGGGTGCGAGGGCAGTTGAAGATGATGCACTCGCGCGGTTTTTGAAGACTCGGGGGTTTGACTCTCATAATAGGGCGCCTTTTTTAGTTCGCCAGCGATCATCTACGGCGGTGAGGGCTACGCCGATCTGGTCGGCATGATCGCGGCAGACCTTGAGCGGAATGCCCCGCCGCCCGATCGCGTAGAATGTCACCAGGTGCGAGGTGCGTACCTCGGGAAGGCACATGGCGCAGTCTGCTTTTTCGACAATGGCGTACTTCACTCTCATGGGAGCACCACGTAGCAGGGCGGCTCGTCGCCATGCACTTCGACTTGGACCGGCCGGGCGTAGGGCGCCAGCCAGCTCGGCAAACGAACGCGCTTGATCGATCGTCGGGTCGCCCGGATGACCGGCAAGCCCGTGCGATGGTCTACGGCGAGCTCGCGCCCGGGGAGGGCGAGGGCGTAGCCGCGGAAGGGGAAGAGGGAGAGCTGCCAGGGCCCTACGTCAGTCATGGCTGCTTCCCGCTCCCAATGGGCGGTGCCTCACATGATCGGCGAGTGCCGCTTCGTACTCGTTGACGATGCGCATCCACATGATTGCCTCGGCAAGCTTGCCGTCTTTTTCGTACTTCTTGATTGCACGCTCGGCTGCCGTGCGAAAGTTCGTCGCGTCGATGTTTGCCATGCGCTTCGCGGTCATGGGGCTCGCTCGCTGCAAGGGCCTTCGCTGAGATCTTCCCCTTCCCGTCGACAGAATGCGGCAAAGAATGCGGTGCACCCCTCATGGTCGGCGTAATCGCTCGCCACGCGCGCCAGGGCCGCGTCGAGGTTCACCGCGCCGAAACACATGGCACCCCCACTTGGGAGCACGAAGCACCATTCTTGGGCGCCTTGCGCGTAAAGGCGACACCCATGCCCCTCGAGTGTCCCAGCGGTTTCGACGTAGGCCGCATCGGCCAGAACAGCCGCAATGGCTTCGGCTTTTGTGGGGGCCCACGCTGCGAAGGCGCCCAGCTTGGCGTCCCACACGCGCGCCTTGCGCTTTCCGAACACGTAGATCGTCCGCGGCGTCACTTCGACGTCCTTTTTACTGAGCGCCATGATGTAGGTGTCTCCTTTTCCGTACCCGTTGGGGGCCCCGCGGGCCGATTATTCACCGCGCGAGGCGATTACTTTCGCTTGGACGCGAGCAATTCGAGCGCGCGGGTTACGGCGGGCGCTGCGCGGAGGGCCGCGTCTGCCGCAAGCTTCGCGTCGGAAAGGCGCCGCAGTTCGGGTCCCGAGCTCGCCCGCGCCGGCCCTGGTGTAGCGCAGATCGCCCGCGCGGGCGCCAAACAGGCGCTGTAACTCGGCGCTGTAGGCCGCGTCTGCCGCTAAGGCGAGGGCCAGAGGACCAAGGGGCACTGGGGGCGCCGGGTGAGTTTCCGCGGCTTTGCGTTTCATGGGGGGTTAGACGGCCTTCCCGGCCCCTTATTCACTGAACAGCCGAAACTATGACAAGCCGACCCCGTCCTAATAGCAAAAAACTGAATAATATCATATAGTTAGCTGTCATAGGATCGGTCTCAAAAAAGGTAGGTGCGAGGCCGATAGATCGCCCGCCCCGCCCGCCTCGCCGCCCAAACCGGCCAGAAAAAAGAGTGAATCGCCGTGGGGCCGGTCCGTCTAACGGGGCGAACGGCGAAGGCCCCCGAGGGAAAAGGCGCCCGAGCGGCGTTTTTGAAGTTCAAAAAGCGTGCCATACCGGCCCCTAAAAAACCTTCGGAAGGCCTCAAAAAGGCCGTCTCAGGCCTTAGACGTACCATGGCGCCCGGAAAGTTCAAAAAACTTTTTTCGAAAAAAGTGAATTGACCGGGCGGGTGGGCCGTCTAAGATAGTGAAACCGAGAAAGTTCAAAAAGGAGAAACCGCCATGCTGAGTTATCAGGTTTTCGTGTCTGGCACGTGGTACCACTGCAATGACCGGGCGTTTTTTTACAACTATGGCGGCACTCGCCGGATCGTCTCCCTTACGCCTGCATGCTTTCAGGAGCTAGTCGCCGCTGGCGAGCTCGTTGAAAAAGTTTGAAAAAAGGAGCACCTAAGATGTCCAAGTCAAAACGTAGCTACACGATCGTCTGGTCTGACCGCAAAGCCGGCCAGGCTATTCCGTCTAACGGAACGATGATCGTCCGCGCCGACGGCGCTACCGATGCGCGAGATCGTTTCGAGGCGCGCCATCCGACGTACCAGGTGCACGGCGTCTTTCTCGGTGCGCTTGTCGAGCTGCTCGCCACGTACGAACGCGAGACGCACTACCTGGGTGATATGACTCCCGGGGCAACTCCCCCGACAACGATCCAAGGTTGAATCTTTCGCCTCTCGCTGCCGTCCAACGGGGCGAGTGACGAACGAAGCACCCTGAATCTTCAAAAACGGGACGCGGCGCGCTAGGGCGCCTCCCCAAACGAACGGAGAAGCGGTCATGGCATCGAAGCGAGGTTTGCAGGCAGTCCCCCCGGCTGGCACGAAGGTGCGGCTAACAGGCTACTTTTTGAAGTCTACAGGCCAGCAGCGGGGCTCCGAAGGCCTCTCGCGCTGGACCGTACAGGCGTGCGCGTGTGACCTCTGCAAGACGGGGCGCTTCGTCTGTACCGACGAACGCTTCGAAGACAGCTACCGCACCATAATGTGGGGCGATCTTCCTCTGGCCGAGCGGCCCGAGTTTCGGCACATTGCGTGCGGGAACCTGGAGATCGTGGGCGGAAAGCCAAAAGCGGCCGATCAGAGCGACGAGGTGAAGCCGTGAGCCGCAAGCACGTTAGCGGAATGAAGGGCTGGACGGACATTGGCTCTGACGTGAGCTGGGATGAGTACGGCGGGCGGTGGGCTCGCCGGGCGCGTGACGGTTCCTGGTATGTGGTCGAGTTTATGGACATGTACGAGGCGTGCGGCGAGGATGAGTGCAAGAATTACGGACAGTGCCGGTACGTTTGCGAAGTCAACCGCGTTGACTTGACAGACCTGGACGCCGAAACGCTCAAGAGCGCCTTGCAGGGCGCCGGGCTGCAGATCGTGGACAAAACGCCGATCGACGGCATCCGCGCGATCGTCTCCGATCAAGGGGACGTAGTGGCCACAAGCAACGGCCCCACATGGGATCTTGTCCTAGTAGAGGCATACGCCTCCTCCGGCGCGAAACAGCCGCTCGAGTCCTTCTCGGGCGACACGCGCCCTGCCAACGTGCGCGCGAACGCGCGCCGCGCTGCAGAGGCGCTAATGCGTGACGCGGTCGCGCTGGAAGCGAAGCTTGACCGACCGGTCAATGCCATCGGCGCCACGGCGCGCGAGTATGCGCGAGGCGAGATTATGCCGGCGCTGAACCGTAACCCGGAGAAACCGGAAAATGCTCTCATGCTGCGCATGGTCGGCATGCCGACGCTTGGCGGCGGAACCTTCGGAGAAAAGTAGTCGATCAGGTTGAAGATCGGCCTCGCTGCACCGTCCAACAGGTGCAGCGACACGGATCGGCAACTCGGGAGCGGTCGAATGGGCGACCTTCCCCGGCACGTTTTGCAAGTTCGAAAAGGAGTCTCACATGGGTTTCAAGAAGTTGACAGCTAGCGAGGTCACGTTTTCGATCGTTGCCGAGGCGGAATATATTCCCGTGCGCGGCAACGCGATGGCCTCGGGTGACGACGCGGCCGATTACGAGGCGGAATGCGAGATCCAAGGCCAGCTAGCCCGCGGCAACATGTGGGCATGGTGCTGCGTTGTTGTTACAGCCACGTGGGGCGACTGGAGTGCCAGCGACACCCTCGGCGCCTGCTCCTACGCCGACGAAGCAGACTTCAAAAAGGGAGGGTACTACGAAGACATGTGTGACAACGCGCTTGCGGCGCTGAATGCCGACCTTGCGAAGACGTACGAAGCACTCGCAGCGCGCGTCGAGGTGGCCTCGTGACCCCTTCAGAGACCCCCCGCGCGCCGTCGCGCAAACAGCTCATCATCTCCGCCGGGCGCGCCCACTTGCGCACCTGGCTTCTCGCTGCCGAGGCGCACGGGACGATCTACTACAACGTCCAGAGTGTTTCGCGAAGCGGCATGAATCGCAAGATCTCGTTGTCGACGATCATGCCGACGCGCATCGGCGACGAGTCGAAGCCTGACCTCGTACGCCTCTGGCCTTCCCTCCGTGAGGAAAGCATTCCCCGCGGCGCGGCCGAGTACACCGCGGCCCTCGACGTCATCGCGCGCGACTGGGGTTTCTCCTGGGAAGCCCGTGCGTTCAACGTCGGCGGTTGCGGCGCTGACATGGTCTTCATGCTCGTTTACCACTTGGCGAGCAAGGCGCTTGGCCAAAAAGAAGGCTACGCGCTCGTATGCAAGCTGCAAAGGGAGGCGTTCTGATAAGTACCTACGTTCGCCCCCGCCCTCTCGACCCCACCGCTCTTCGCGAGGCCACTGCGCGCTACAAGGCGCACAACGACCGCCTCGCGAAAAAGTTCGAAGCCGAGTCCGTCAGCGGCCTGGTCGCACGCATCGAAGCGGAGGACCGCGCCGTGGCCGAACGCCGTCCGCGGTTGGCCCGTCGATGAGCCATACGACGACCTGGCACGTCTACGCCCGCCGCTCCAAGGGCTACGCTCAAGAGCGAGAGATCATGCTGGGTGACAAGAATGTCGCGCGGCGGTTTTGCGCAAAGCTCTGGGATATTCCGCTGGAAGATGTGCTCGCGCACGCGGTTAATAACTGCACAACGGAGTGTGACCAATGACCTACGTGATCCGCCTAGGCGGGTTGTCGTTCGACCCGAGGATCTACCTGCAGCCCGATCTGGTTTGGGGTCCGTACGAAAAAGCAAAACGCTTTCCGTCGCAGGAGGACGCCGACGCCTTCGCGAAGTTGAATATCCGCGGCAATAACTACGGTGTATTCCCGTGCGGCAAGCCTCCGAGAAAGCGGCCTAGTCGATGACAACTTCAAAACGCCTCGCCTTCCAAGGCACTACCGTCTCCGCCGCCAAGTCGCGCGCCGACATCGAAACTCTCGTGCTCCACCACGGAGCCAGTAGCTACGCCTCTGGATTCGAGGGAGAAAAGGCGAACATCCTCTTCAAGATGAAAAACCGGCGTGTTCGATTCGAGTTGAAGTTGCCTAAGGACGATGAGAGGGAAGCCATGCGGCGCTGGCGCTGCCTCTTTCACCTACTCAAGTCGAAGCTGGTCTCCGTCGCCGAGGGGATCGAGACCTTCGAAGAGGCGTTTCTCGCGCAGACGTTGGTGCCGGGGCATTCCGAGACAGTGGCGCAGTGGATCGGCCCGCAACTGGCGTACGCGTACGAGAAGGGAACGGCGATGCGGCCCCTACTAGGCCCTGCAGGAGAGACACGATGATCTTCAAAAGCAAGCAACTCACCTCGGTCTCACCGCCAGACGAAGGGCCATTCCGCACGCAGGGGTCGAAACCGCCGCCTCCACCAGGCCCGACGTACCGCACACGACTTGCGAAGTGGCTTCGATGGGTGTTCACAACGCCTAACAGTATCGACCCGTGGCATGTCCGCGTCGGGTGGGGGATTGCCTTCGTAGGCGCTGCAACTCTCGGCGCGATCGTAGGGTTCGTAGCCCTCGCCATAGGCATCCAGCGCCACTTTAGCCCATGTGCCACCGACGACGAAGTCAAAGCGACCAAGTCAGCGACTGCGCCCGACGGCACACCGGTCATGGTGCCGACGAGCTGGTGCGTGAAGTACAAGCCGGGGCGTGAAGGCGAGACGCCGTGAAGTTTCAAATCTGCGAAACTAGCAAGGGCGGTCTCATGAAGGTCCTCGCAACCGTCGAGGCGCCTACCCACCCGCAAGCCGCTGCGCGCTACTGGAAGCTCCCAGACGATGCTGTAGAGCGCACAAGCGGGTGGGGCGGTCAAAACGGCTCGTTCATGGCCCTCGAGCGAACGATGGGGCCTATCTACGTCAAGCGTGCGGCGCTCAAGTGAAAGACCCGCATCACATGTCTCGCGTCGAGCTCCGCGTCGAGCTTCGCGTCGCGCAGATCTCGGCCGATACTGCCTGGAAGATCGCGGGGGACCTCGTCGAAAAGGTTGGCGAACTTGAAAAACGCTTGGCGGAGGCGCTAGGGCGGGCTAGAAAGGAAGGAAGTTCAACATGACCAAGAATATCAAGCGTGTGATCGATCGAAGCTCCTGGGGAGCAGGTCCGTGGTCAGCAGAGCCCGACCGTCTAGAATGGCGTACGGCTGTTGGCTACCCAGGTCTCATGGTCCGCAACGATATGGGCAACTGGTGCGGCTACGCTGCTGTCTTGCCGGATCATCCAGCCCTGCGGCGAGATGACTTGGAGAGCATCCTCGACGTACACGGAGGGGTGACCTACGGCCCCAACAGATGCCAAGGCGATATCTGCCACGTGCCAGAGCCCGGGGCGCCAGACGACGTGCGATGGATCGGATTCGACTGCGCGCACTGCGGCGATCGTTACAATCTACGAGAAAACAGCAGCGGCGGGGTCTACAGCGGCGGGGTCTACCGAGACGTACCGTACGTCCGAGCGGAAGTTGAAAAACTGGCTGCGCAGCTCAAGGCGCTCGAGAGCACGCCGTGAAACGATGGCTGCCCCTCGTCCTGCTCCTTCCCGCGTGCGGCGGGCCCGCTTTCTCGACCTCGGAGCTCGATACTACAACTGGCCTACCTTCCGACTCGGGCCCGACCTCGAGCAAGAGCTCCGCCGACTCGGCGTCTACGGACGGTGGGTCGCCTCTTGGAGCCTCGAGCGACGACTCCTCAGACGGCCGGGCATCGCCGCCGACGGCCGACGATTCGAGCACCCATACTGCTACACCGGACGGTGGGGACAAGCCGATCCCTTCGTCGGACGGTGCCGCAGACGACGGGTCGGCCGACTCCTGCGCGACGCATGACACTTTTCTCGGCACGACCGGATACTCCCCCGTGCAAACGCTGAGCGAGACGACTCCCAAGGCGTGCCGGTGCGACTACTCGTGCGCGTGTCTCATGGCTGAATCATCGTTCTGTTCGATCGCGGGCGCGAGCATCGCATCCTGCACTATCCAACCGGACAGCATTATCAATCTGACGTGTGGGTCCTAAAAGGAGACTACCAATGAACAAGCAAGCGCTCATCGCAAAGTGCATCGAGACCATGGCGGAATCGCAGCGTCCTCCGACCGAGGTCGCACGGATCCTGCTGAGAGACACGTGGTCGTCGCTCGACGACGCTGTCAAGTTGGACCTTGCTGTAACAGGGCTTGGTCACATCGTCGCCTATCAATACTCCGCCCGTAGAAACCTGCCGCAGCCCAACGGCAAGCACAAGGCTGAGATCATCCGGGCGACGAAGAAGATGAGCCAGCGTGTCGGCAAGGGCATCAGCGACCACGCCTCCGACGTCCTTCGCTCAATTTCCTTGTACGTTGGCGGCAAGATGCGCAGTCTGTATGATTTCACTTCGAAGGACGTGGAGACGTTCGCTGGCGAAGCGGGCTCCAACGCCCGTGCGTGGGAGGCGCGTGTGAACTGGTGCGCAAAGGCCAAAGCAGCTCTAACACAATCCAACGCCAAGACGCTCGGCGAGCTGCCCATTCGGTTGCGTAGCGATATCGCCAAGGCTGCCGAGGGCACCTGGACGCATACCGTGAAGTTGGCGACGAAGAAGGGGAGCCCCAAGAGAGAGCACCGTGCGGCTTAGACCTGAGACGTTGCAGCTCATCGTTGATGAGATCGCCGGCTATGGCATCGCGCCGGGCACCTCCGAGGTAATCGTACGCGCCGTCATCGATTGGTACGAAGACATGCGCAAAGTTCGGATGCGGATGAGCACCAGTGGCCAAAAGATCGGTCGGCCGCGTACGATGACGTCACATCAAGTGGCAGAAGCCCGCCGTCTACGAGCTACGGGGCTGTCCTTCCGCGCGATCGGCGACTGCCTCGGCGTCAAGGGCCGCACGGTTTGGTACGAACTGCTTCCACCGAAGGTGCGCGTGGTGAAGATGAAGAAACTCCGCGTCAATGTCGACAAGTGGCGCGCCGCTCGCGAGATTGCCGTCTGACCATGAAGCCCAAAGAGAAGGTCACCCGATTGCCGGTGCAGCATCCGAACGCGCCGCACTGTGCAAACTGCAAGGGGCCGCTGCCGAACTTCAACTTCGCAAACTTTACGCTGTTCGCCGGAGAGGCCGACGGTGTGACGCTAATGGCTGTGACGTTTCACATTCGCTGCAAGTGCGGCGCCCCATGGGATCTTCGAAAAACGGTCAAGTCATGATCGACAACCTCCACAACCAGTGCCTCGCCCTTCAGGCCATCGGCTATTTCTGGCCTCGTGCCGATGAGCGCGGCCGGACCATCTACCAGCATGCCGCACACCTGATGGTCCCTGCACTATTCGACGATGTGCGTTTCGAACACCTGCCGAAGGTCATCGTCGATGAGGACTTGATCGATGAAGATGCGACGGTTGTGAATACGAGGCGGGTGAGAGTCGTCAAGAGCAAGGTGGAGACACTTCGATGACGAAGCTCACGCAATTACATACGGACGCGCTCTTGCACGTTGCACCTACGTTCTTTGAGCAGACGCGAAGATCTCCGTTCAGTGAATGCGGGTTTGAAGTTGAAGACGGTTGGTACAATCTTCTACTTGATGCATTCGTTGCCATAGAAGCTATCGCTGTTGACCTGCCTGTAGACGCGCGTGTCACCTGCGCCCAGGTCAAAGAGAAGTTTGGCATACTGCGTATCTACTACGACGGGCGCGCGCATCCTGCTATCGACACCATCATAACTCAAGCGGAGCTGCGCTCGGCAAAGACGTGCGAGTCGTGTGGTCACATCAACGGAGTTCACCGAAGGCCATGAAAACACTTCTGCTCTGTCTCTCCCTCTCCGGCTGCACCCTCGACATGAACGGCCTGCAAGCGCCCGACGCGGGCCCCACCGTCGCAGTGACGGATCCGCCGCCGATCGCAACGGATGATGCGGCAGCCGACGTTGCTCCCACGGTCGACGCGGAGGCCGACGTTGCCGTCCAGATCATCGACCCTCCGCCGCCAGCCCTGGATGATGCAGCAATCGATGCGGGCTGCATGGGAGGCATCATCATCGGCAACCCGGCGACCGGCGGCTTGTGCGTTCGATGACGCTCCGTCGCAAACCGCTCACTCCGCTCGGCCAGAGGCACACCATGAAAACTCGTTTTCAAGTTCAACTTATCTTCACGTTGGATGGCGCTGTTACGGAGGCAGCTCTGCAGGTCGCCATCTTGCGCGCCGTTGGGACCAAAGAGTTTGGCCTCAAGGGCCTGGTGACAGTCCAAAGCGTGACGGACGTCGAGGAAGCGCCGTCGCTTGGGCCGGCAGACCTTGTTCCGCCGGGTGCGACGGGCCCTGACGGTCGACCGGACGGACCGCTGTGAAGCAGCACAATTGGCCCCTCGTCGATCCGAATGACGATGGCATCCGCCCCGCAGGTAGACCCGACGAGTGCTTCTATTGTCGCCGACGCGTTGGACGTCCGCACGGGGCTGAGTGTGTCATGGTCACCAAGCGCATCGAGCTACGTGTGCGTGCGGAGTTGCCAGATAGGGTTGTCGAAGGGCTCTGGCAACTCAACGAGCCGCACCGTAAAACGCCCTCGTCGATCGAGTTTCGATACAACGACTCGTCGTGGTGCGCCGGCAACTTCATGGCCGCGCAGGACCCTGCAAACGATTATGGCACTGTGACGTGGGAAGGCGAAGCGCCATGGGCAGCTCTTGAAGTGCTCGAGGCGGCCGGCGAGTGTCTCTGCAATCAATTGAGCTTCAAGTTCGTCCGTGTGGTTGATGCGACACCACGCCGCAAGTTGAAGATTGACTGGCTCAACTGATGGGCATCTCCGTCTCCCGCCTCCCCGGCTCCCATCTCTGGCAAGCCAAGTCATCCTACTTCAGCAAAGTTCTTGTTGAAGTTGCAAAAACGATCCCGGGGATGGCCTGGGATGCCTCCAATCGCGCTTGGGTCGGTTACATAGACGCGGTCGAAGCCGTTGCCGATGGCTTGGAAGCCAAGGGCATCCGCATCGATCGCCGCGCGCTCGACGGTCAGAAAGCGGACGACTACCGGCATCACCTGCTCTACGCCGTCAACGGCGCAGACGGGCGCGTGCTGAGGGACTACCAGAAGACCGCAGTCGACTTCCTCATCTGCACAGCCCCGACAGGCGCCATCCTGAGTCTCGACATGGGCTGCGGCAAAACAGCCGTAGCGCTCATGGCTGTTCGCGCATTCGGTGGACGCACACTCATCATCGTGCCGTCCAGTGCACGAAGTGTCTGGGCCGATACTCAACGCGGCGAGATCCTCAAGTGGTGGCCGAAGGCCCTTCCGAACACGTTGCTGCTCGACGGTACGCGCCCCGGCAAGCACGAGTGGCGGTTTTTGAAAAAGGTTGGGGCGTACACCTGCAAACTCTGCGAGTTCACTCCGCCGCTCGAGGGTGATCAGGGAGAGCCCCCAACAGGTGAATCGCCTGGCAGAAAGCCAGTCACCGCAGACGACTGCGACCATGCGATCCGCCCGACCGCCGCGACCCAGATCGTGATCTGCCACTATGACGTGCTCTTTGCCTGGGTTGATGTTCTCATCGCGTGGGGCCCCTCCAACATCGTCTGGGATGAGGCACACATGCTTCAATCCGAGAAGTCTCGCCGCTCGGTGGCCTCGAAAGAGATTGCCGCGCACGCGACAGTCAAGACGCGCGCGGCGCTCACCGGAACTCCACTAGTCAATCGCATTCGCGACTTGTGGAACCTCATCGATACAATCTCTCCGGCGCGTGTCGGCAAGCGCAACTTCCTCTTTCAGATGCGCTACTGCGACGGTCACTACGAGAACATCAGTCGCGACATCGGCGACAAGTGGATCGCTGAGGGAAAGAGCAACCTCGAGGAACTTCAAAAACGGTTGGCGCGATTCACAATGCGAAAGTCCAAGGAAGAAGTCAAACTTGAACTCCCCCCAAAGACACGCCAGATCATCCGCTTGGAGATTCCGGTCTCTTACCGGCAAGCGAACGTCGACAAGGTTGACAAGCGGCTCATCCAAGCCGTGTTGGTCCGTGCGGTGGATGGGAAGTTGCCGCAGGTCATCGAGCGCACGAGGGATCATCTCGAGGCTGGCGCGTCAGTCGTCGACTTCGTTTTCAGGCGAAGTGTGGCGGAGTACATCGTCACGAAGCTCTCGGCGACAGGCTTTATGTGTCGGTTCATCCACGGAGGGGTTCCACATGCAAAGAGGGAGACGATCCTAAACGAGCTGCGGGAAGCGTCACTGACGGCGCCTGTGTTGCTCGTCTGCACGATTGATTGTTGCGCAGTCGCAATCGATCTCACGTTCGCGTCAGTGGGGATGATTTGCGAATTGACGTATGAGCCGCATGAGCTTCTTCAAGCGGAGAGTCGCCTTCATCGGTTCGGCCAGGCAGACCCCGTTTTGATTGAATATCCGATCGCAATGCAAACGATCGAAGAAGCGATCAGTGAAGTAGTCATTGATCGGCTCGACACGTTTGAAATGCTGATCGGCAAGACGGACGGCCTCGCAAAGGCGCTCGCTGGGCAGGAAGAAGACCTAATTGCGAAGTTGGGCGAGCGCCTGTTGGCGATGACCGCAGGCATACCGGCGAAGAAGGTCAAGCGAAAGAGGACAGCTCCATGAGAACCTTTGCGACCACACCGTGCGAACATGGCCGCAAGCCCATCGTCTGCGAAGCTTGCCAGGGCCAGCCGCCCGAGGAGTTTTTGTACGTCATCGCGCTCATCGCCGAGGCAAAGACGCACTTTCTCATCGCAGCGCAAGGAACCATCGAAGGGTCAGCCGATCGCGCTCGCACGCTGGGGCTTCTCCGTAGGGCCAACGAAGCAACGCGGGCCTATCTTCTTCAGATCGGTGGTTTCGAGATCCTTCCACGCTCCCTCATGGTCGAAGTGCGCATATGCGAACTTGGCTTCGAGAAACTGTCGCAGCCGTCATGATGCAGCCTCTCTGGGTTCGCGCTCTCTCCAACCGCACCTACTGGGATAACTACCGGCTCGCGCACGACGCGTTCCTCCTCAAAGCTCAAGTTGAAGCTCGACTTGAACATCTCCACGCGCGCAAGAAACGATGGCGTGTAGAGAATCCAGAAGCTTACAAGTCCTCCACGTCGCGATCGAAGGCGAAGCGCCGTCGTGAGCTGCGTGAAGCAAGAAAGCCGTATGTCACGCCGAAGCCGCTGCCCGACGAGCCGACCTCACCGTGTCCTGACTGCGGCGCCCCGCGCGTCCTGCGCGCCGGATCGCGCCAACCGATTCACATGGCGAACGTGTGTCACATCAAGCTCTGGAAGGCCAAAGGAAGGCCTCGCATCGACATTCCTCGCTGCAGCGACTGCACTAAGCCCGCCGTAGCCGATGGCCGATGCGCGCTCCACGCCTCCCGTGCACGACGAAGTAGCGGATGATGCTACGCTTTTCGCCTTCATGGCCAGCCGAAAAAAGACCCCGAGTGATCGGCCAACCGATCGCCTCCCCGTGAGCCTCGACGAGCCCTTCGAAGACGAATGGCCCACGGACTTCCCAGGCAGCCTCTTAGGACCCGTCACGCTGCCGCCGACGGATCTTCAAGTTGCCACAATTCCGCCCCCTCCGCCAAGTTCACCTTCAACTTCTCCAGAACTGGGCTACTATGTCTGCCCGACCTGCCACGGCGAAGCCTCTGGGGCGTGCGACACGTGCATGGGCGCTGGGTTCATCGACCGGGACACCATGAAAGAGTTCAAAAACAAGCCATGAAAAGTTTCCTTGCAGGCTGGACCGCCACCGCTATTTTGATCGGTGCGTGCGCATGGGATGCCACGCAGCCTGCCGCGTTCAAACCGGTGGCCGGCAATCCGTGCGGTAACCTTGGGGTCCCTTGTTCAAACGGGATGTGCTGCGACGAGGGAGAGACCTGCGGAGGCAATCCGGGCTGCCCGGCGGGCTACTGCTGCAATGTCAGGACGCCGCCGGTTTTTGAAGTCCAACATCCGATGACGGACGCTGGCTCTCGATGATCGGAGCGATGCTTCTCTGCGCTGGCGTGGCGCTCGCGATCCTGGCGACGTGGCGGGTGTTCGCGGGGATGACGGAGCCGGATGGGGGATGTCCGTGGAGGCGAAGATGAAGCTCACAAAGGCCCAGCGCGAAGCTATTGATGACGCGGCGACCCCGAGACAGGCGTATGGGTTCGGTGGCGGCCGCATCGATGCGAACCCAATTGTCGTCCGCTCTCTAGTCAGGCTCGGTCTTGCCCATGAGACGCGCCTGACGTTCCGGAACGCAGCTCACCTGACGAGTGCAGGTTGGAAGGAAGCAGGCAAGGAGCCGTGTCGGTTTGCAGTGCTTGAAACATCCACCGCCAGCGGGACTGCGAAGCCATGACCTGCGCCGACCACCAAGACGAGCAAGATCGACTCGGCTACGTCGAGTGGATGAACAAGGCAGACGCGTCGAACCGACGCGGCGTGAAGCAGCGTCAGTGCGGAGAGTGTAAACGCTGGTACTTCCCGTGGGAGATAACCGTCAGCGGGACTGCGAAGGACGGAGGACGCGAAGATGACCTCAGCCGATAGACGCGACAACGAGACCCGCAAGCGCGCGGTGGACCGGATGGCGGACAAGGTCGTCGTCGACATCGTCAACAACTGCCAGGTTCCGAGTTGGAATATCGACGCGCTGTACGACTACGTACGGTGTGTCGCCCACAAGGCCGTGGATCAAGACCGTCGCTGGCGAGCAAGGAGGGCGCGATGAGTGAAGCGAAGGCGAAGGCGCCGGAGGTGAATCTCGGTCCGTGGACGGAGGCGGACATCTGCGACATTCGCGGACGCTTGCCCGACGTCTATACGCGCCGCTGGCTCGCCACGGTCGACGCCCTCGAGTCCGCCCTGGCGGCCTCGCGTCGGCTGGAGATACCGGAGCCGTGCGCTCAGGTCATGGAGGAGCGCGATAGGCTTCGCACGCAGCTCGCCGAGCGGGAGGCGGAGCTGGCCATGCTTCGTGACTCGTACGGGCCTGCACTGACGAAGCTCCACGAATGCACACGTGACCTAGCCGCGTCGGAGGCGAAGGTGCGGGAAGCCGAAGTGGAGTCCGACATGGCCGCAAAGGCGTGCGATGAACTGGTGCACTCGCTCGGTGAGTACGTGCGTCAATCGATGCACCAGAACCCTGAATGGGCGCACGGCTTTCACGCACTCGAGGCGCTGTCGATGGCCATAAAGAAGCGCCCCGCCCCCGCGACCCTCCCCAAGTGCACGCTCTGCGACAACGCCAGCGATCTGCGCTGGGGCCTGACCGTCGATGGCGTCTACGCGCCGTTGTGCGATGGGTGCGCGCCGAGTCCGGTCGCCATGGGCGGACATTCGCGCGTGGCGGCAGCGATACGAGCTGCGAGGCCTGCGCCGCCGGGGACCGAGACCGTCACGTCGCTAGAAAAGAAGGAGACGAAGTAATGGGTGCTCACATCGTCAACGGGCAGTTTCAATCGGACAAGTACCCGACATGCCCACCGGGCAAGGTGCCGCTGAGCGTGAAGGACAAGAGAGCGCAGCCGTTCCTTTGGGGATTCGCGCAGGCGCACCGGGAGGTGGATGCCGAGTTCTCCGACGACCTGGAGACGGCTCTCAGGGCCGCGGGGTACGTGCCGCCGCACGGCATTTGCTACCAGTGCCAGCCGGCTGCGATGGGGATGACCGTCGCACACGTCCAGCCGGTCCCACTCTGCAGCAAGTGCGGTCGGCCATGTTCCGGCGGCCACTGGGTCGAGCCATGAGCGAAGACAAGACACGCCCGGCCCCGTCCAGCGTCACGCCGCTCGACGCGCCACCGGAGCCGCACGAGCTGTGGTGCGGGTACGCGCAGGTCCCGAGTCCAGAGCCGCACATCCTGGTCAGGACGGGGCAGTGCGCGAGGTGCGGCGCACGCATCCAGAAGCCACGTAACCCCATCGAGACTGGGACGAACGCCCCACCGGGGATGTCCGGGCCGGACGGGAGCGTGCCGAGGCCGGAGGTGGCGGAGACGCCGGGGCCCGTCACGCTCCTGGACGTCCTGCACGCGGAGGTGGATGCGCAAGAGGCTGCCCTCGAAAACGAGGATGATACCGAGCGCTAAAAGTTGAACTTTAAGTTATTCGGTGATTGAGCCCAGCGCTGCCCAGCACACCGGTCACCTGCAGCAAGACGATGCAGATGACGAGCACCACCAGCGCGTAGACGATGTAGGAGAATGGCACCGGGACGCTGCGCGCGACCCAGACGGCGATCATCAGGATAAGAATTACTGCGAGAAGGCCGAGGAGGGTCATGCCGCCGATCCAACGCAAGCTCTGCGCCACCGCCGAAAGCTCTAGCGAGCGGCCTTGCCACCCACCTTGATCGCGAGCAAAAACGCCGCAACTGTGACGCCAATGGCGGTCCCGCTCAGTAGGACCGTCCGCCAGTCGGTGCGCTCTGGCGGTCCCTCAGAGGCCGCCGCACCGACCAGGACGACCGTGGCACGATCAGGTGTCACGAGACGACCACTGTTGCGCTCCACGTCGCCGTAGCGGCTCCCCCACCTGCAGCGGAAGGAACGAGCTGGGCGGTCAACTGGGCAGTCCCCGCAGCAGTGGCTGTCCAGGTGTCATGCTCGACAGTCCCACCGGTCGTGGGGACCACCGCTTGGACGGGGCCCGTCAAGAAGCCCGCTGGAGCGTCGGTCCACGACCAACTGTAGCCGCTCTGCGCGGCTGGCAGTTCGACGGTGAGGGTATCTCCAGGGGCCAGCGTGAAGGTGGAGCCGCTGTCTTGCTCCAGCGCGAGGAGACTTTGGGGAACGCCTTGCTCGACGGGGCTTACCAGGAGGCGATCGGACGCCTTCAGACCGACCAACGCGAGAGCCGTAAAGCCCCCAACGCCGAGGATGGTTGTCGTCTGACCGAGCACCTTCCACTTCGAGTCTGTGACGGAGAGTGCGGCAGCACCGAAGAGAGCCAGTAGTGCACCTGTGACGCTTCCCAGGGCTGCCGCTGTCGTGGCCGCAGCGGGGCTTTGCCGCGCGACGCTTCGGGAATTGAGTGCCGCACCCACCCAGGCCGCTCCGCCGAGGGCGAGCGAGCCGACGAGCACGTTGCCGATCACGCCCTTGGGAGGGTCCACATCGAGAGCCTAGCAGCCCAGCCGCGTCCGCGATACCCTGGAAGGCGATGCAGCAGAGCACCGTCATCGGCGCCATCGTGGGCGGGGCCCTCGGAGGGATCGGCGGCTTCTTTCTCGGCCGCTACGTTGAGGCCCATGAGAAGGGCATCGAGCACAACTTGGCGTCGGAGCTCCTGGGCATCATGGGGACCATCGCGGGCGGAGTCGCGGCTGCAGCGGTGGTGACGGCGATGAACAACGCGACGCCTGCTTCTTCTGTCACGCAAGCGCCGACGGCCAACAATTCGACGTTGCCGACTTCAAGTTCAACTCCGGATGCCAATCAGCAAGCTGCGGCGGCGCTGCAGCAACAGTTGAACTCCCTGCAAACGCCATCGACATGAAAGGGCGTAGGCTCCCGCTCGGCGAGTGGCCGAAAGAGCCAGGCGACTACATGGGCCCTATCGATCATGATGGTCGCATATGTGTCTTCTTCCTCAAGCCAAACGCACGCGACGCCGACGCACCGAAGATCGCCAGAGCAATCCATCACGCAGTCTCGCCTCCGCACCGCTTTCGTGAGTGCCCCGATGGCAGCTTGGAGATTCGCGAATCACTGGGGGACCAGCACGAAGAAGTCGATGGCGAGAAGAGCGACGGGTGGCATGGCTACCTCGACGAGGGGCACCAATGGCGCAAGTGCTAAACCTCGCGCAGCTCCGCGCGCTTGCGGTCTCGACGGGCTTTCCGAACCCCGACCTCGCAGCGGCCGTTGCGATGGCCGAGAGCGGCGGCAACCCCAACGCCGAGGCGATTATCACCAACCCGCTTCCCGGCAACGGCCCCGAGCGCTCCTTCGGCCTCTGGCAAATCAACACGCTCGCCCACCCGACCTACTCCGAAGCGAGCTTGTTGGACCCCACGTACAACGCGCTCGCCGCGTACACCATTTCAAACGGTGGGACCAACTGGAGACCATGGAGTACGTACACTTCAGGCCTCTACAAGAAGTGGTACCGTCCACAAGTGTTTGGGGTCGACGTCTCCACCTGGGTCGCTATCGGGATCGGCGCGGTCGGTGCGGTGGTCATCTACTCGGAGATCTACGGCGTCCCCAAACCGCTTCGCTCGCTCAGCAAAGTGTTCGCGTGAAGTTGAAGTATGAAACCCGTGGACGAACACGCACAAGACGCACGCCGTGAAGAGCTGCCTTTCTGTCCACCGGTGGCTCTGGCGGAGGTGGCTGCGCAACAGCCGGCGTGGGTGGAGCTGGCGGGAATGCTGGAGGCTTCTGCTCGGGCGGTGGAGGGGGCGGGGCCGGTGTGACTGGCGGACCGGGTGGAAATGGAGGAAACGGGTTCGTCTACATCGCTTGGTGGTGACGTCAGCCGAAATATTCGCCGCCGCTCCCTGAATAGACGATCTGCAAACCGCCCGGCGTGACGTCGTAGAGCCGCAGCGGGTCGGGATGGTGAGCGACACTGGCAGCCGCATGCACTCTTCCAAGATCGAGCACGCGATGGTCGTGTCCACAGCACACGCTGACGTGCGAATGTGCTTCGAGTAGCGCTGTGAGGTGTCGCCCATCGACCAAGCCGGCAAACGCATGCACCGGGTCGGTCTGAGGACCGTGGTGCATCGCTACCACCACGGGCTTCGTAGAGGTTTTGAAGATGGTCTCCAACGAAGAGAGTTGCGCGTCGCCGATGCGCCCGAGCGCTTGGAAGACAAGTCCTCGGCGGTGGTAGTACGTCGCGACGGGGATGATGAGGCAGTCGCCCAAGTCGACCGGCCCTGCACTGGCCTCACCGAACGCCCGAAGCGGACCGCCCAAGGCTTTGTGGAACGCCGCGCCGTCGTGGTTGCCGCCCACCATCGTCACGCCGTAGGGCCAGTATTGCTCGAGGCATCCGGCGAGCTCGGTGAAGTGAATGGCCTTACCGTGGGCGGTGAGATCGCCGGTGAGCAGCAGGTAGGTCGCGCCACGCTGAACCGCCTGACGCAAACCACTTTCGAACTTGCTTCGTCGATCGTAGCTCCCGTTGAGGTGCAGATCGGTCAGATGCGCGATCCGTGTCATGTGAGGTGGCCTTCGAGCGCGCGATCGACTGCCCGGAGTAGCTCGGCGTTGCCGTCATGTTGAAAACCACGCAAGTTCTCCGCGAAGCCATCCGCGCGATTGAGAAAATTGGCAACTTCAACTTCGCCGAGGTTTCTCGATCGAAGACCGTAGCCGATCCCCTCAAGATAGTTGGCGTTGAGGATCTGTTCGAACTGCTGGCCGAACGGGACTGCCAGAAGGGGCTTCCCCAAAAAAATACATTCGGTCATGAGTGTGAAACCGGCCCCACCGATGACGGCCCTCGAAGAGGCTAGGTCTGCGATGAAGCCATCCTCGCTGAAGGGCTGGAGCGTCACGTTGTCCGCCATCGGAATCACCGAGGTCACACCAGGCGCCCCATAGACCCTGAAAGAAGCGGGAACTCCCTGCAGGGCTTTGACGATGCCGATGTGGTCACTCTTGTCGTTGAAGTAGACCACGACGTGCGGCCCTTGCGAGCGAGGAGCGCCAAGGATCTTCTCCCGCAAGATCGGCAAGTGGAGTGAGGTCCCCTGCATCGCCACCGGGGCCGATGCGAAAGTCGTCACCAGGTAGCGCCTTGCGCCCGGGACCATACCGGACACGCCGGGGTACATCAGGGCCGCCGCTGCTCGATCCCCAGCGACCATCTGCTTGGGATGGCTGCAGCGGTTCATGAAGTGGATGTTGTCGACGGCGACGAGCGGCAGACCGGTCACCTTGGCGTAGCGAGCGGACCAAGGGTCAAAATCACTCACCACGGCATCGGGGACCTTCCCCAAAGCGATGGCGCTGCCGACATGGGCTAGTGGGGAAAGCGTCATCTTTGCGATGTTCAACATCAACGTGGAAAGAGGCAGGACCGTGTTGCGATCCATCACCGTGTTGAGCCCAAGGACGTACGTCACCCTGTTGGGGAAGCGACCGGAGAGATACTTGTGCGCTCCACCGGCGCTGACGAACTGGACGTCGTGGCCCTTCCAGAGCAGGTGTTGCCCGACGACAGCCGAGCGTATCGCATGGCCCATCCCCTCGCCGCAGACGCCGTAGAGAATCCTCACCGCCACTTCCGCGACTTGCGATCACTCTTGGTGGCGTAGATGAACGCCACGGTCCCTAGAAGTCCGAGTAGCCCACCGAGGCCCGTCGCTGCAGCGCCTCCCACGGCGTAGCGTGCTCGCGCCTTCGTCGGCGCCAGGAGGTAGCCGGTGGCACCTCCGATTGCCGCGTCGACCAGCACGCTGCCAGTGCTTTGGCTCACAGCGCCGAGCACGTACGGTTCGACGCCCGCTAGTATTGCCGAAGCCATGCGGCGAGCGCCTCCCCTTGCGTGTTGCCTTCGACGCCGAGCAGTGCGGCCCCAGCGCCGGCCCCCGCAAGGGCCCACCCGAGGCAATGGCGAGACCCTCCTACGCGCGCGCCCAGGTAGCCGACCAGGCCGCCCCAGAAGGCGCCCACGATGACGCCCGTGGTCGCCAAGGTGGCCTGCGGAGCCGTCTCCAATGACGTGGCGTAGCCAGCCACCGCGACGGGCTTGAGCGGCGTGCGAACGGCCAGTGCGGTGGAGGCCACGAGCTCAGCGTATCTGCAGCGCGGCCGGCAGGCTAGTCGTTGCCGCAGGGGACCATGCAGGAAGCGACCGTTCCGCCGCGGTACAGGCAGATCAACCAGGACGGCGCGGCGTCGCTGGTTTCGAGCTCGTAGATGGCCGCGTAGCCGTCGCCGGAGTCGTCTGGAGCCAAGCAGCCGCCTTCGACGAGCTCGGTGTATACAAGCTCGGTTGGATCACTTGGGGAAGGTGGGCCAGGCGAAGGCGGTGCTGCATCGCTCGGCGAAGCGGGCGCTGGTGTGCAACTCGAGCACGCCGCCAGCGCCATTGCGACGGCGAGAAGGAGGGAGAGCTTCACGACTTGGGCCAGTTCGCTGCGAGACCGGCGCTGGCGTCGGCTTCGGCTTGCGCTCGGGTGAGAAGTGGGAAGCCGCCACCGATTCCCGCAGTAGCCCAAGATTGGGCTTCGGCGAGGGTGACGACGAGAGGCCCCGGAGCCGGTGAGGGGGTCGGTGCGGGGGCCGGCGTGGGGATCGGCACCGGGATAGAACCGTCGAAGTACGAGTTGAACCCCGTCACGAGTGCTTGGAGGTTGAGCCCCGACGGAGCGACACCCGAGGTCTTGTTGAGCCAGTCGGTTGTGACCCGCACGGCGAGTCCTCCACCGGCAGACGGGACAAACCAGGAAGCGAGCGCCTTCCAAGTCACCAAGCCCAACATGCCCCAGGTCATCACACCCACACCCTGCGCGGTGATCGGGACGGTCAAGATCTTCGGCACGTTGTATCCAGGACTTCCGATGCAGTGACCGTTGTTTTGATCGGGGCTCCCTGCAGTGACATCCCAGACGAAGCCGCTCGAAGAAGGCATGCTGTTGACGATCGAGTCAGGGATGCCAAACCACATCTTCAAGTTGCCGAAGGTGTTGATCGCGTACTCTACCTCGCCCTGATTGGTGGCATCGACGAGAGCCCATCCTGCATCCTTGGACCCGTCCGCGTAGCCAACCTTGACACGGTAGTTCAAGTCGGTGGTGGGGTCGGTCCCCTGGTCGGTTGCGGGCTCGCCGGGGATGTACCCTGCGATCTTGGAATAGTCGGAAATTACCTGGCTACTCGAGTAGGAGAAGAGCGTGTTGGCGTTTCCCGTGACGACGCCAATGAAGTGAGCATCCTCCGCGATCACGCAGTCACCGAGCGTGTCGTTGCCCTCGATGTTCTCGATCACCGAGAGCGCCTTTGCAGAGTAGTCGATTGTCGCCGGGGCCGGCGGGTAAGCCAGGTGCAGGAAGTCTTTCAACTTCAACCCGACCGGATCGTGTTTGGGAAGTTTGCAGCCGCCGATGACGATGTTCCGGTTGAGGCCCGGATGCCAGACTTGCCGTTTCATCGGAGCACCGCCCCAGTGACTCCCTGAGCCAACCAGACGTTTGTCCGAAGCCGCTCGACGGACGAATGACCCACCTTGAGCTGCAGTTTCGCGGCGATCTTGCTCTGCATCGCCAGTGCGACTGGTAAGACACTGGGGGGCAAAACGCCGTCGTCGTGCAGGAAGCTGATGATGTCGTTGAGCACAACGTCGACATCCTGCCCCTGCGGCACGTACGCCGCGATGGCGCCTTCGATGACGTCGAGCGCGACGCCGTTGGTGAGATCGGCCAGGACGATGTCCTCGATCTTCTTGTAGGTGGCGTCTTCGGCCGGCGTACACGCCGAAAGGAGAATGGCGAAGCCGCCAGCGATGAGGGAGATTTTCATGTTTGAACGATGCCTCCAGGAGGGGTGAGCTTGTTGTGCGGGTCGATCGCTGCAGCGGCGCGCCAGGCCATCACCTGCCGCGGGACGGTGTAGTGAGCGTGAACGGCCATCCCAGGCACCGATCCAGCGAGCAACGCGCTGACGCCAGCGGCCACCGCGTAGAAGACGCTGTTGGCGTCCAAAACGACGGGGGATAGACCGGAAAAGTAGGCGACCATGCCGCCGAGGAACGTCGCAGCGATCGTCAAGGCCGGTAGCCAAGCCTTTGGCGTGATGAAGGTACCGAAGACGGCGCCTGTCTGGACGGCCTGCGTGAGCACGCCGAGCAGCAGCGACAGAACCATGACGACCGCAACAGGGGTCGATAGCACGGGTTGCATGTTGAACTCCTAGGGATGAGAGGGAGCTACCACTGTAGCAGGCGCCGGATTAGTTACCCGCGTAAAGGCGTAGGTTGCGAACATCAAGATGACACCAGCGATGATGCTGCCGACGATGAGCGACTTGGTGTTCATCTTGTAGCTTCGGCGTTCGTCCTCGCGCTGCTTGTTCGCCGCGATGGCAGCAGCTTCTTGTTTTTGAAGTCGGTCGAGCTCTTGTCGCGTGACGAGCACTTCATGCTCTTCGACGACGAGTTGCTTCACACGTACCGAGTCGATCGTCTTCTCCTTGATGTTTGCCAGAATGTTCTCCATCTTGGCAACTTCATCTTGAAGATCATGCGATGACGTACGGGCTTCCTTGGCGTTATCCTCGGCGGACTTCAACTTCGGGCCGATCTCTTTATCAAGCCGCGCGTCTACCCGATCGAGATGCTCATCCACCTTGTCGAAGCGCTCCATCATCTCGGTGGTGAACTTGCTGGCCAACTCGCCTAGCCCCTCGAAGAGCGCCAAGCTTCGGTTGTCTGCGCCGATCGCGATCTGCTCAGCGCGCCACGCCATCTTCCATGCAGCACGGGATACCTCGGTAGGCGTTCCGGCAGGTGGTTCGGGCGGTTCGCCTTGAAATCGCGGGCGAAAGTCGTCGCTCGCCATAGCAGACAAGGTAGCTCGGTTGAGGTAGCCTTGGCTAGCGCTGTCCTCTAACTCATCCCAACGTCAAGCGCCCCCTCGCCGAATCTAGTGGGGCAAGAAAGCTCGGGTCCTTCATGAAACTGCACGTTCTAGGCGTTCCCCACACCGTCACGTCCAAGTCCTTCTCCACGTGCGCGTTCACGCAAAAGGTCGTGAATTTGTGCGCCATGATGCATCGTCGTGGGCATGAGGTCATCCACTACGGCGTCGAGGGGAGCGAAGTCGAAGCGAGCGAGAGCGTCGCGATCATCTCGCATGCAGAATGGGCCGCTCACTACCAGAAGCCTACGACGGGTTTCTACGACACGTCGATGGACGGCGACCGGGCGCCCTACATCAAGTTGTACGGTGAGCGGCTCAAAGAAGCGCTCGTAAAGAGAACTTCAACTTCGGCACCCTTTACCGAGATCATCTGCTGCACCTGGAACGGTCCGCAAGTCGACGGGAGCAACGGCATCCAGCAGTTCCGCGTCGAGACGGGCATCGGCTACGAGCACGCGTGGAGCGACTATCGGGTCTACGAGAGCTACGCGTGGCTGCACATGCAGCTCGGCAAGCATGGGCTGCAGCAGGGAGGCAAGTGGTACTGGACGGTCATCCCTAACGCGTTCGACGTGGCAGACTTCAGCCCGAGCGTCGATGCTCTCTCAAGAAGAGGCAAAGACTTAGACTTTCTCTTCATGGGTCGGCTCAACGACGACAAGGGCGTCGGTCTCGCGATCGACATCTGCAAGCGTATCGGCCGGAAGATCACAATCGTTGGGCAGGGCAACCCCGAACGCTTCCTGCAAGGCAACCCGCACGTTACCTATCGCGAGCCTGTCGCGGGAAGAGAGCGGGCCGATCTGCTGGCCTCTGCCGCTGCGGTTTTCACGCCCAGCATCTACGTCGAGCCCTTCTGCGGCGTTCACGTCGAGGCGATGCTCTGCGGCACACCGGTCATCACCACCGACTGGGGAATTTTTAGTGAGTCAGTGTTGCACGGCACCACCGGGTACCGGTGCCGCACCGTCGAGCAGATGATGTGGGCCGCTCAAAACCTCGACAAGCTAGCTAATCGCGACGTCATCCGGCAGTACGCCGCCTATAACTACAGCACCGATCGCGTCGCCTTGATGTACGAAGAATATTTCCAGTCCGTTTTGAACTTGAAGTATCCGAAGGGCTTCTACACGGAGAACCTCAAGCGAACGCAGCTCGACTTCCTCAAGCGTTCGACGCCAGTCCAACCTCCAGTCGATCTTCATGTTGAACTCGTCATCCCGGAGCCGCCCGTCGAGAAGAAGGGCTGGGCTGTCGATCAGGACTGGGAGCGCGATTGGTGGGGATTGCACTGGGCGCCGCACTGGGATGACGAGATACGCAAGCAGCAGACGTACTTCCGGATGATGGGCCTGCATGGAAGCGGTGAGCGCTTCGAAAGTGATACTATTCTCGACATCGGCTGTGGGCCTGTGTCGATGCTCCAACGAACCACGCACGGGTATTCTCGAGGCGTCGATCCGTTGGCGGTGTCTGATGAAACGCGCGAACGCTACCGTGCTGCAGGCGTGGAGTTTTTGAACTTGAAGGCCGAGGAGATGCCGACCGATCGACAGTTCGATCAGATCTGGCTCTACAACGTTCTTCAACACACCGACAGCCCAACCGAGATTTTCCGCAGAGCGCTTGCTTGCTCTCGCGTCGGAACTGCCTTTCGCATCTTCGAGTGGATCGACCTGGGGGTCTGCCCCGGCCATCCGCAAAACCTCACCGAAGACATGTTCAAAACAGTCTTTGGTGGAGATGACTTCGATCGGCCTATCTGGAACGTCGGCTTCCTCAACGGCTTCGGTGGCACCGTCACCGAAAAGTATATCGCCATTCACGCGATCAGAAAGAGATAGAGAGTCATGCCCGAGCCCCTGACGCAAGCGTGGGAACTGCTCAACTTCCTCTCGAGTAGGGGGCGAGGCGGAGCGTCAGGGGCCCCTGGGCAACGGGGGACGACCGGAACGACTGGCGCTACCGGAGCTACCGGGGCCACTGGGCCGGTCGGGAGTCCTGGAGCTACCGGTGTCACCGGCGCGCCCTCTTTTGTCCCGGGGGTTACTGGGGTAACCGGAGTGACCGGCGTAAGCGGCACCCCTGGAGGGGCCTCGGGTGTCACCGGAGTCACAGGGGTCACTGGAGTAACTGGACCGGCTGGGGGGCCGACGGGGGCGTCTGGAGTGACGGGGGCGACGGGCCCAACCGGAGTTTCGGGCGCAGCCTCTTTCGTCCCTGGAACCACCGGCGTCACCGGCGCGACTGGGGCGACTGGACCAACCGGAGTCTCCGGCGTGTCCGGCCTCAAAGGAGTGACCGGCGTCACGGGCGTTGGCATCACCGGCGTTACGGGCCCGACCGGGCCGGCAGGGGGCCCAACAGGGCCGACGGGGGCGACTGGGACTACCGGGGCGACTGGGCCGGCTGGGGGTCCGACAGGTCCCTCTGGGTTGATTGGCGCGACGGGCATAACCGGAGTCACTGGTGCGACTGGAGCAGGTGTCACCGGCGCAACTGGAGCAGGTGTCACGGGAGTCACAGGTGTCACCGGTGCAACAGGGGCTGGCGTTGCAGGAGCGACCGGCCTCACGGGCCCCACAGGCCCCTCAGGAGCGTCTGGGCTTGGCGTCACGGGCGTTACAGGCGCCACGGGCAGCACAGGCCCTTCAGGGGGTCCTGTGGGAAGCACTGGAGTGACAGGTGTCACCGGAGCGACAGGGCCCGCTGGGGGTCCGACGGGCGTCACCGGAGCGCAAGGCGTCACGGGGGTGACGGGTGTCACTGGAGTAACCGGTGCCGCATCGTTCGTCCCAGGACCGACGGGCGCCTCGGGTGTCACTGGATTGCCCGGGCCTTCTGGAGCTAGCGGGCCCGCAGGTCCATCTGGCGCGTCCGGTCCCTCCGGCGCGACCGGTCCACTTGGATCGGCAGCCGCGGTGGCCGCCTTCACGACCACTTCAGTGGCGCCGGGCAATACGACCCTCGCAACGGGTGGCTCCGTCATTGTGGCCGCCGTGCTGATCACGCCGCGCACCTCGGGCATCTTGCAGTGCGCGGCCACGTTGGCGTTTCAGGGTGACACGCCCGACTCGATCGAGATCGATCTGCAGACGGTCACCGGCTCCTCGGTGAGCGCGTCGGGCGGCTCGACGTCTGGAACGTCCGGCAGCGATGGCGGTGCCCTGAGATACGAAACCACGGTTAGCCCGGTTGTTGTCAGTGGTGGAACTTCAACTCTCGAAGTCGCGACGGCCTTTTTGGAGATCGTCAATGGCGGTCTCTCTGCGACGCTGACCGCAGTGGGTAACACCAGTGCACTTGCCGTTGGAGTTCCTGTTGTAGTTCAACTTATCGTCTCGAGCCGTGTCGGCAACTCCCTCAGTAGTATGGGATTGGGCTTCAGCGTCACGGAGGTCGTCGGATCTGTGCAGGGCGCCTCCGGAAGCCCGGGAAGCACCGGCGCTACGGGTCCTGCCGGAGGCCCGACGGGTCCAACGGGAGCCACTGGCGTCACCGGGGCCACTGGAGCGGGCGTGACAGGCGTCACAGGCGTGACGGGTGCGACAGGACCGGGCGGATCGACCGGCGCGGGAGCGACTGGAGTAACCGGCGTGACAGGGGTTACCGGCGCGACCGGCGCAGCAGGCGTTACTGGCGCAACCGGTGCCGGTACGACAGGTGTCACTGGGGTTACTGGGGCCACCGGTGCACTTGCGACTGCGGCCGCGGTCAGCGTCGAAACGACACAGTCCGTAGCGGCAGGCCAAGTCTACACGATCGGATCGAGCAGCGAGTTCGTCGTCGCTGCGGCTCTTCTCACGCCCAAGTCGAGCGGTGTTTTTGAAGTTACCGCCACGCTCAGTACGAGTACGTCGGCGTCCGCCGACATTCTGGTGTACACTGCGGAGATCGTCACAGGCGGAGGCCTTGGCATCTCAGGCGGCAGCTCGACGAACACCGCGGGCTCCGGAACGATGGCCTACTCCACAACGGGGTCGACCGTATCGATCACCGGCTCCCCTGCAGGACCGGTGGTGCTGAGTGGCGATCGCGAGCTTTCGACGACGACGCTCGACAGGCCGACCTTCACGGTGACCGGTACGTGTGCCGCACAGCCTCTCAACGTGCCGGTCGCTTTTCAAATCCGACTCTTCAGCGGAACCGGCAACACCGTCAACGTCGATGACTTGGCGATCAACATCCAAGAGATCGTCGGATCGGTGCAGGGCGTCACCGGAGTGACCGGTGCTGGTACTACAGGCGCCACCGGACCGGCGGGGG